CCGCTAGTATATACAACTCCTTTATGTGGTGCGCTTGACCATCCTAAACTATATAAAGCCTATCCTGATGTTGAGGATATTGATACTCATGCTTTACCTACCGATAGAATGGGTGTAGCAAGTGGTGCTTATTCAGCAAAACACGATAGACTTACTTTAGACGATAGTCTTTCTGATGATATTGCTAATAGTTACGGTCTACACGAAACACAACACGCTATACAACAGAGAGAGGGCTTTGCTAAGGGTGGTAGTCCTAGTAATTTTGATACGGATGTATCGCCTGACTTATACGCTGTTCAACAAGTTTTAGATGAAGCTGAAGAGCTTAAAAAAAGTGGCAAGTGGATTTATGAGTCATCTACTCTAGAAGAGATTATTGATTCAGGTAAAGCCCCACAAAATATAAAAGAGTGGGCTAAAAACATAGTTAATGATGGTGATGGTGCAATAGCTGATTTTAGAAAGCAAACACCTTACGCACAATATGAACGCCTAGCAGGTGAAGCTGAGGCACGGCTAGTACAAGAGCGTATAAACCTAACACCCCAACAGCGCATAGATTACCCACCACAGCAACACATGAACGACATGCTCAAGAAAGAGGGTATAAACCCTGATGAATTGATAGTAAGGGGTGAAGGCGGTACGGCTATGAGTGTTGATAAGCCTGTGGATACAAGTTATAGAATAGAACATACAGCTCCACGTAAAGAGGGGTTGAATAGTCCTGATGATTTAACTGATATTTACCCTGATGATATTTACGATTCTGCTGTAGCGGGTAGATATTACGGGCATGGTGGTGAAAGTGTTGGTATGGATAACGATACAGCTAGAATACTAGCGAGTATGAAGGGACAGCCTGATAAAGAGATAACTATTTACAGGGGTGTACCTAAAGGTGTTAAGGATATAAATAAAGGCGATTGGATAACTATAAATGAAGATTACGCAAAAATGCACGGTAGTTCGTGGGTCGATGATGGAAACTATAATGTAATCAGCAAAAAGGTAAAAGTTAAAGATTTAGCTACAGATGCTAATTCGATTCACGAATGGGGCTACGACCCACAATCTAACGCTATGAGTACAAAGCAAAGCGCAATAGATGAGCCTTTAGATTATGACAGTAGGATGGCTAGGGCTAAAGAGCAGGAGCATGATGTAGATGCTTATAGTGGTAGTACTCACGCCTTTAAAGAGTTTGGTGGTGGAAACTATGAAAAGGGCGGGCATTTTGGCGGTAGTGATTATTTTACAAGTAGCGCAGATGATGCTAGTAGGCATTACGCAGGAAGTCAATCTCCCGATTTAACTAATCGGATAGCAAGGCGAGCAGAGATATTAGCTGATGATTTAGATTTAGAATATGACGACCCTAAAGTAATAGCGCAAGCAACAAAAGAGATTGCAGGGGATAATAAGGGTGTAATTTATCCTGTAAAACTAAAAAAGGGTAAATCTTACGATATTGCTGATGAGAATACTTTTCTAACGCATGATAGAGAAGTGCCTAACTGGGAAGATTATATTGATGAGGGTGTCGATGAGGATATGGCTAGAGATTTAGCCCTAGAAGATTCTTATATGAATGAGCCGACAGGTGAGTTAGCTGATTTTATGGATTCAATACGTGGACAAGCTTCAGAGCATGGTTTTGATGTTGATGAGTTGTTAGAAAGGATAGGGGAAAGTGCTTACGATGGCGGTATAAACGCTAAAGAGTTGGATGATATCATGCGAAATACAGAATGGTACGCGGAAGATTTTGATACAGGTGACCTCATTAACAATGAGGTTTACCGTAAAGCTATTGAGGATTCTGGTTATGACTCGATAACTCACAAGGGTAATATCTTTAGTGGTATGGATATTGATGACTCTACAAGGCATTATATTATGCTTAATAAAAACAACATACGCTCCGCGAACGCTAAATTTCTAAAAGAAAACATAGGCAAGCCCAAGTTAATGGGAAATGCTACGCCTGAAATGCTTGGCTTGATGGGTTTGGGTAGTGCGGGCGCAATAGCTTACGATAAGAATAAGTAATAAAGAACCTTGTTTTTATAACTAAATGGTATTAAAATTTATACATGAGAGAAAACGACGAATTGGCTAGAGATATTGAGCGTGGGCATAATGCTAAGTCAGTGCTTAATGACTTCGAGTTTAAAGAAGCGTTTATAAGAATTAAGGCTACTTTAATAAATGGCTTTACAGCTTCAAAGTTCGATGAGTCAACACAACGCGATGAAATATGGCGTAAATTGCAATGTCTCGAATGGTTAGAAGAAGAATTAACTAGCGTTATCGAAAATGGCAAAATGTCAGATAGCGAGTTAGAGCAAAGAAATTTAAAACAATAGGAATTAGAAAATGGCAGACAATCTTGTAAAAGAACCTGTATCACCTAGCGATATTTTTTACCCTGAAACTGAGATAGAGCCTCTTGAGCCAACTATTGAAGCTGAAGGTGAAGAAGCCACTGAAGATGATGTTGAAGCCGTAGAGGTTGAAGCTGAGTTAGAAAGTGAAGAAGAAGCTGAAGAAGATGCTGAAGAGCTTGATGATGAAAGTGAGAATACCTATCTCGAATTAAACGGGAAAGAGTATAGCCTTGCTGAAGTTGAAAAGTGGAAGAACGGGCATTTAATGCAAGCTGATTATACGAAGAAAAGTCAGTTAAATGCTAAAGAGAGTAAAGCACTAGCAGAAGAACGCTTAGAGCTTGATGGTGAAAAACTTAAGGTAGCCGATATGGTTACAGAGTTGGAAGCTATAATTTCTTTAGATGAAACAGATTGGACTGAGTTAAAAAGTTATGACCCTGAGAAATACATCGAACTTAAAGAGCTTGATGATAAGCGTAAAGCCAAAGTAAAGGAGCTTAAAGGCTCACAAGCCGTTGGTTTAACACATGATGAATTATTAGCTGAAAAAGATACATTATTTTCTAATAATCCTGACTGGTTAAAAGAAGGTGAATTGACTGAGACATACACTAAGGATATTCAGCGAGTACAAACTTATGCGTTAAGCGTAGGTTATACCGCTCAAGATTTACAGGGTATTGTTAAAGCTAGTCACTGGAAAGCCTTATTAGATGCTTCAAAGAAAACGATTAAACCTAAGAAGTCATTGCTTGAGAAGAAAATTAAAAAAGCACCGCTTGTTACTAAGCCTAAAAAGGTTGATAGCAAAGTGGAAAAATCAGTCGCAGATATTTTCTACGGCACTTAAATTAAATAAAGAGGCAATAAAATGGCTACACTATCAGGAAGCGTATTGACGCTTGCGGACTGGACTAAGAAATTAGACCCCGATGGCAAAATTGCTAAAACAGTTGAAATTTTGTCACAAACGAATGAAATTTTAGATGATATGTTGTTTAAGGAGGGTAATTTACCCACTGGCGAGCAAACCACTATCCGCACAGGTTTACCATCGGTTTATTACCGCTTGATGAATCAGGGCGTACCAAAGTCTAAGTCTACTACAGCGCAAATCACTGAAAATGCTGCTTCTCTTGAAGCTCGCTGTGAAGTTGATTGTGAAGTAGCTCAATTAAACGGCAATGTTAATCAGTTCCGTATAGACGAAGGCATGGCTTTTCTTGAAGCGATGAACCAACAGCAAGCCAGTACCTTGTTTTATGGGTCTGCTGCTAATCCTGAAGAGTTTGTTGGTTTTGCTAATCGTTATGGTGATTTATCAGCGGGTAACGCTCAAAACATCATTGATGCGGGTGGTACTGGTTCAGATAATACTTCAATCTACTTAGTAGGATGGGGTTCACGTACTGTTCATGGTGTATTTCCTAAAGGTTCTAAAGCGGGCATTTCTCATGAGGACTTGGGCGTAGGTGATGCGTTTGATTCAAATGATAACCGTTTCCGCGCTTATATGGATCACTGGAAGTGGAAAAACGGGCTTGTAGTTAAAGATTGGCGTTATGCTGTACGTATTGCCAATGTTGATGTATCTGCGCTTATTGCTGATCCAACTGGCTCAAGCTTTGACTTAATCGAATTGATGTTAAAAGCAATTCACCGCATCCCTGAATTGAAAAGCACAAACTTATCGTTTTATGTAAATAGAACTGTGGGCGAAATGCTAGACATTCAAGCTATGAACAAGTCCAACTTGCAACTGAATGTAGGTAACGAAGAAGGTAACTTCAAAACTCGTTTACGTAACATTCCAATATCAACCGTTGACGCGCTTCTTGAAACTGAAGCTCGCGTTGTATAAAAGGAGAATATAAAATGTATATTGATTCTACACTAAAATTTTCAGACGCACAGGCTTTGACTGCTACTGCTGACTCCACCAATGTTATTGATTTAGGTACTGATCGTAATATTGGTAAGGGTGAGCCTATGGCTTTGGTTATTTCTGTAGGAGTAGCTGCTGATGGCACTACTACTGATGAAACTTACCAATTTCAGTTAGAGACTGATGATAACGCTGCTATGAGTTCAAGCACTATTATTGGCGACCTTACTATCGGTTATGCTGATTTAACTCTAGGCAGTAAACACGTAATACCTATGGGATTAACTAACGAGCGTTATTTGCAAGTTGTATATACCCTTGGTGGTACTACACCTACCATTACTGTGGATGCTTGGTTATCGCCTATGTCGTTAATTGACGCAACAGACGAATATCCTAGCGGGTTTACAGTATCTTAATTGAGGAATAAAAAATGAAAGTTAAAGCAATAAGAAAAGGGTTTTACGCAGGTCGCATTATTACTGAAGACAGTGAGTTTACTGTTGAAGAAAGTGCGTTTAGTGAGCAATGGATGGAAAAGCTTGAAGAAGCAAAGCCTGAAGTTAAACGCGGTCGTAAACCTAAAGCAAAGCCTGAAGTTGTTGAAGTAGAAGGCGGAGAATAGCTTTTATTTTCAATTTTATGGCCACTCTTTCGGGGGTGGCTTTTTTTTAAGGATTTTTTATCATGGCGTTAAATAATTATTTAAACTTAAAAGAAGCGGTCATACAACAAAGCCATAGAAGCGACTTAGATTTAAAAATAGATGATTTTATTTTGCTTGCTGAAACAGAGATGCGAGCAAATGCAGATGAGCCGTTAAATATGCGGCTAAGTGAAACAACTGTTACTGATGTTAGTGTAGTTGATAGTGACGTAGTATCGCTACCTACTTTATATCAAAAAGCTAGAAGTTTACGAATAACGATTGGCGAAAATTTATATCCATTAAATTACCGAGTGCCTAGTGCAATGAATTACCGTGATGGTAGCGGTGTACCTGTTTTTTATACAATTATAGGTAATCAAATTAAGTTTGATATTAATACTGATGTCGCCTATACAATTACCTTTACTTATGTGGCTGATTTAAGCCCTCTAACGTCAATCAATACAACAAACTCAGTATTGACCCGTTATCCTAATATCTACCTGTACGGCTGTTTAAAGCACGCTTTTATCTATGCAAATGATGATGCTGAATTATCTAAATACAATTCTTTGTTTCTTAGTGCGATTAAGGACGCAAATAATGCAGAAAATCTAGGTAGATACGGTGATACGCCGAATGTCTCTGTAGGTTGGTGTCCTTAATGTTTCAATCAATCCCTGTAAATGTTGCAGGCGGTAGTTCGCCTTCACGCTCAAGAGCTTTAAGCTCTCAAAAGACAATAAACTTTTACCCACAATTTGATGAAAGCGGTAAAGAACCTTATGTTTTACAATCGTGGGCAGGTCAAGATTTACACGGTACATCTACAAATATAATTCCGTCTCCTTTAACTATCAATGATTCATTTAATGCGGGATTCCCTAGTACTTTTTTAGCTAGTGGCTTAAAGATTGTTTTATCTGAAAATAATACTACGGCTACGATGAATATAGAAACGGGATCAACTAAAGCCCGTTCCATAATTACAAACACAATAATTACAGAGAAAACATACTGGGAAGTAGAAGTGTCTAATGTAAATGTAGCTCTTGATATTCCTCTTGCTTTTGCGGGTATATCTGAAGGCTCGACATTAGACCCCTTCGATCACTTAAATAGTACGCCTAAAAATAGCGTTGCGTGGTATCAAATAAACAGCGATGTTTACATATTACACAACGGCACGCAATATCACGACGATTCGGTGGTTAGAGATAACGATGATGGAATGTTAATAGCAATCAGGTTTGACCCTGTTGTAGGTACTTTTGGGATATCTTATGACGGGATAACATGGATTGAGATTGACGCATTTACAGAAGTGGGCGACTCAAGCAGGGAATGGAATCAGGCAATATCCGTTTATAACGCAGGTCAAGCACCAGTAATTATTAATAACGGTCAAACAGACTGGCAATTAAGTACCGCATCATCCGAGGCTTTAGGTTATACATTAGGGTTAAGAAGTACGGCTGACGTGTTTGCTGAGGATTATTTTATAGACCGAGGCCAACATAAAATGGCGGGCAATAAATACCGCGTTGTAGGCTCTCGTTTATTTGAAGTTGCAAGTGATGGCACGCATACTGATAGAGGTATTGTTAAAGGTACACAGCGTTGTATTATGGCTAACGATGGCGATAATTTATTTATCGTTAATCAAGGCAATGTTCAGAAGTACACTGCAAGTACTCAAACTATGACCGATGTTACAGATGCTGATATTGTTGGCTCAATCGCTGTCGATTTTCTCAATAACCAATTCATTTACACTAAGCCTAATTTATTTATTATCAGTGATGTCGGTGACGGCTCTAATGCTAGTGGATTGAATGCAGCACAAGCGGAATCACAGCCCGATGACTTGGTTAGG